TCTTTTTTCGTGGAATTTATGGTCAAGGTCTAAAAAAGGTAATTATTTATCAATGTTAATTCTTATGTTTTCATTTAGAGCTTTATCTAATTATGTTACGACCATTCCTTCGTCTAAAGAATGTGAATTAAAACCACCTTTTGGTTTTTGTAACGATTATATATTTTCGGGACATAGTGCTTTTAATATAGTGTCTTCATATCACGTGGGATCACCTTTATGGCCGGTTTGGCCATTCATTACATCTCTTTTTTCTATTGCATCGAGAGAACATTATTCAGTAGATGTTGTTATTGCGTGGGTTATTTTTGCTGCAATGAAATCTAAATTATAATGTATATCTAAATTATATGGAATTTAATACATACGTTATTAATTTGGATGAACAAAAGAAACGTTATGAATCTCAAGAGAAAAAACTAAACGGTGTTGGTATATACCCAGTACGTATACCTGGTAATTATAGAAAAGATGTTTCCAAAAGTATATATGATAAACATTTCCACTCGTTTTATAAACATTTTATACCCGATCCGGTTATTGGAGCAACGTCGAGTCATTTAAAAGCCATTCAATATTTTTTAGATAACGATACAAATGAAGTCGCGTTAATACTCGAAGACGACGCATACCCCCTTTTTGATAATGTTATGTACTTACGTGATAAACTTAACGATAGAGATTGGGAGATGTTACTTTTACACTGCGATGGTTTATGTTCAAATAAATGGACGAGACCTAATATTTTTACAGGGTCTGTTGCGGCTTATTTTATAACACGCGAAGGGGCACAAAAAATATTGAATCATAAATTTCGAACGTATTTAGATATTGATACAAATAATGTTAAAAATTTAAAAAAACGGGTCGATAAAAAAAGTTCATTTTGGGCAGATGAAGAAGGTGTTATGGGTGGAGAAAAGGGTGTTGCTAGAGATGATTCGGGTACTACGTGTCCTTCTATAGTTAAATTTGTGTCTCCATTTATTATAAGTAGAGGTGAAAAAACATTATGTCACGTTAAAAATTATAAAGCGTTTAAAATTCCTTATGTAGAAAGAAACGTAACAGTTAGTGAAATTTTTATTTACATTTGTATTTTATCACTTTTAATTGTAATAAAGAAATCGGTTTATAAATAAATAAAAAATGTCTGAAACAACTCTCCAAATTAAACGATTAACACTCGATGCTATTTTACCGACACGCGCATCACCTGGTTCTGTGGGTTATGACCTGTATAGTTTAAACGATATGGTTCTTGAACCAGGTTCTCGAGAAATCGTTAGTACGGGTATATGTGCAACTGTACCACATGGGTGTTATGGACGTATCGCACCAAGATCGGGTTTATCTGTAAAATATGGGATTCATGTCGGTGCTGGTGTCATCGACCCTGATTATACCGGTGAATTGAAAGTTAACTTATTTAATCTCGGGACTATTCCTTACGAAATTAAACAAGGTGAAAGAATTGCTCAATTAATTTTAGAAAAGTGTATGACACCTTTTGTACAAGAAGTGAGTGAATTGAAACCAACCATGCGTGCTAATCGCGGCTTTGGTTCGACGGGTACTTTATAATTTTTTATTTTCGTTTTAGTTACCAAACGCAACACCACCCATACCATTCTTAATCCTGAGAATGTTATAGTTGACCGCATACGCTCTAACCATGGCAACGGCATTTTTTGTAATTGTACCACTAATTGTTATTTTAGCATTATCAATACGCGAAAAGTTCAAGCTTCCGGTTGGTTGAGACTTGTTCATTGTAAGACACATTGGCCAGGTATATATCTGTTCTTCATCAATTGTGTTATTAAGTATCGAGCAGTGTCTCGATGGAACGACATTTCTATGGTACTCTCCTGACATATTTTCGAAGAGTGGTGTTCCGTTAATAAACATTGATGCACTTGGGAAACTATACGCGGTAGTGTCTCTGAGACCAGCCGCTATGTGAACGGCTTTTACTGGGTGATTGAAGTATGTAAGATCTATGGATGTGTCCGTATCGGTCATTGGTTGAAACTGTGTTTGTGTGATAAGAATTTCATGTTCTTGTTGGGAAAAGAATTCTCGTTCATCGGTATCGAGGAATATGTAGGAACCGTAGACTTTTGGGGGTGACGATGGAGCAAAAGTTCCATTTCTGCACTTAATTCGAATTTCAACTTCGTGATATTGAAGACCGACAAGTGGGAGCGATTTAGTCCAGTCTTCACTAAAAAAGAATGGAATCACGTAACTCCCTGTAGATGCATTATCACCTGTATCCTGAGTAGTTACGGCACACGTCGCCTTCGCTTGTGATTCATTATACAACGTATTGTGTACGGTATTAATGAAAAGTGAATCCAGTTTTGTAACTTCCTGACCACCGATCCACAAAGAGAATTCGGTTGGAGAAGTGTCATCCGATTTCGTATTCGAGGATTTAAAAAGGGAATCGTCGTCATTGTTACTGTTGATATTATCATTTTCAATCCAGATGTAGCTTAAAAGATCACCCTTGGATCTAATTGGGATAGAAACTTCATTACTCGATTTGAATGTACCGATGTAATCGAGACGTTCTGGTTTAATAGAAAAATTAGTGTGACGTTTATAGTTTTGTCTGAAAAAAGAAACTTGGGGGTCGCCTGTGATATAGACATCTTGGGCACCGACCGATACGAGGTCAATCAAAGCAGCTGACATATTTATTAATATAGTATATTAAAAAAATTGAGCTATAACGTATTAAGAAATATGGTTGTTTTTCAAGCTCTTACATGGGAAGCAAACGATGACCATGATGATAATAAGCACTTGGTAAGTATATTTGGTAAAACGCGGGATGGTAAATCAGTCTGTCTTACTACTGAATTTAAACCTTACTTTTACGTTAAACTCCCGCGCCAAGATTCTAAATCGTGGGCTTCTATATGGCACAATAAAATATGTAAACTGTGCCCTGACTTTAATATCGAATATGATATAGTTATGGCAAAGGATGTATGGGGATTTCAAAACAATGAGGAGTTTAGTTTCATGAAAATTATATTTGAAACTTTATCTGAACGTAGAACTACTTCGTATAAACTTAAAAAAACTTTACCTGATGAAGTTACTAAACTAAAGGTATTCGAATCTAATTTAGATCCCGTCCTGAGATTAATGCACTTGAGTGGTATACAGTCTACTGGATGGCTTGACTCTGGTGATGATTGTGAAGACAATAATATCGCAAATGTTGACATTGATAAATTTTGTTTGAACTGGGAAAAATTAAAACCTGTTGATAATCCCGAAACGGCACCTTTCGTTGTATGTTCTCTCGATATTGAATGTAATAGTTCAACTGGTAAGTTTCCTGATGCAAATATAGATGGAGACTGTTGTTTTCAGATCGCTGTATCTCTTTGTAAATTCGGTAAAGATGTACCTTATGATAAGACCTGTTTCTGTTATAAAAAAACAGATGATGATTTAGAAGGTTGTACTATACTGAGTTATCCAAGTGAACGTGAAATGCTAGAAGCGTTTAGTGTTTACGTAAAAAAAATGGATATTGATATAATAACTGGTTGGAATATATTTGGGTTTGATTTGCATTATATTATTACTCGTGCTAAGAAGTTGAAGTGTAGTTCTAATTTTTTTAATATGAGTAAATTTCGGGAATATACGTGTAGTATAAAACCAAAGAAACTTTCTTCAAGTGCCCTGGGTGATAACGAACTCAAATTATTACCTTTACCTGGTCGATTTGTTTTTGATTTATTTCACGAAGTAAAAAAGGGTTATAAACTTGATTCGTATAAACTTGATAACGTATCTAAATTATATTTGGGTGATAACAAAATAGATATGCCCGTTAAGGAAATGTTTGCACGGTTTGTTGAAGAAGACCCTGTAAAATTACGAGAGGTCGCGGAATATTGTATAAAAGATACCTTATTACCACATAAACTTTTATCTAAGTTGTGTATACTTATAAACTTACTCGAGATGGCAAAAGCGACGTGGGTACCTCTTTCTTACCTAGTAGAAAGAGGTCAACAAATTAAAGTGTTTAGTCAACTTACTAAAAAAGCTAGGGAAATGGGTTACATTGTTCCAACAATTGCATGGGGTGAAGGTATGGTAGAAGGATACGAAGGTGCAACCGTTCTCGATGCTCAAAAGGGTGCATATTACACACCTATAACTGCACTTGATTTTGAAGCGTTATATCCTTCAATAATGATGGCACACAATCTGTGCTATTCAACACTCATAATGGATGCTAAGTATGAAAATAAGATTAATTACCCTGATTTGGAGATCGAAACCTTTGGTAAATTTAAATTTGTACAAAATGTACCCAGTTTATTACCAAGTATTTTACTCGAGTTGAAACAATTCAGAAAACAAGCAAAGAAAGATATGGCAAATTCGACGGGATCTCTTCAACAGATGTATAATGGTAAACAGTTGGCGTATAAAGTATCCATGAATTCCGTATATGGTTTCACCGGTGCATCCAAGGGTATGTTACCATGTGTACCAATTGCGTCTTCTGTAACTCGAAAGGGGAGAATGATGATTGACGATACAAAAAAATACGTCGAGGAAAATTACCCTGGTGCAAAGGTAAGGTATGGTGATACCGATTCTGTTATGGTTGAATTCGATGTCGGTGAACGTAAAGGTGAAGAAGCTATAAAGTATAGTTGGGAACTTGGTGAACGCGCGGCGTCCGAATGTACACATTTATTTAAAAAACCAAACAATCTTGAACTTGAGAAAGTATATTGCCCATATTTTTTGTATTCAAAGAAAAGGTATGCTGCGAAACTCTGGACACAGGGTAAAGATGGTAATATGAACATGGACTATATAGATGTTAAGGGTCTCCAATTAGTTAGAAGAGATAATACACCACATATGCGAGAGGTATGTAAAGAGTTACTTGACGTTATTTTAGAGAGTAGTGATACAGGACCACCTAAATCTCTCGCCATGCAACGTGCAATAGAGTTATTAGAAGGTGAAGTACCTAACGAGAAACTAATACTTTCACAACAATTAAGTGATTCTTATAAATCTGAAAATCTATCACACGTTCAGGTTAGAAATAAGATGAGAGAAAGACAGCCAGGATCGGAACCGCAATCAGGTGATCGCGTTCCATATATTCTTGTGAAAACTCATGATCCACGTGCAAAAGCTTATGAAAAAGCAGAAGATCCAAAATATGTTGAAGAAAATAATTTACCGATAGATTACCCTTATTATTTTTTGAATAAGTTTTTGAATCCCGTTTGTGATTTAATAGAACCTTTATTTGAAAATGTTAAGGAAGAAATATTTGGGGAACTTATAACAAAAAATAAACCGGATAAAAAAAATAAAAATATAATTGATCCTAATCAGAGGAAAATTTCAGATATGTGGGCAAAGGTAGTTAAAAAATAAAAACGTTTAATTATAAGTATAGTTATGTATTTACCATTAAACATCAAAGAAGCTATGGATGAAAGTATAAAAATATATTCTAATAAAGTTCTTAGTAAAGTCTATACAAAACTTTTATCAAAGAGGCCACATATTGAAAGTCTCCTAGATTTTAAAACTAGTGAAGTATGTCACAAAGATATTATATGTGATATATTAAGTTTTAATACTATAAAACAAATTAAGAGTGATATAGAAAAACAGTCTAATAAAATTATTTATGCGACCTTAGAATCATGGTCCATAATTACTAAAATACCTTTCAATACTATAAGAGATTGCTTAGATCATGACCCTATATGTAGAGGTATAAAAGGTGCAAATGGTAAAAATAACAGATACACACGTGGTTGTTACTGTATGTCTCCCAAACAAGAAGGTTGTGGTGATTATTGTAGTAACCATAAAAGTCAGAATAATTCCGTTGTCAATGGACAAGATACAAACAAAATAGTATTGAAAAATATGAAAACGTACGATGAGAATATTTCTGTAAAAGAAATAGACGATAATCCATTCGATTATTTATGAAAAAATAGTTTAAAGTTTTAGGTACATGTCTATAGAATATGAATAAATCTACTATATTATTACATTCTATAGATACTTTTTATAAACATGAAAATAATAGAGATATTCTTAATCAGATACTAAACAAATCTGGTGGTATATCATTGCGTAACCTCGAATGGTTTATTACAAATTATTGTAAAAAAAATAATTTATCATATAAAACGGGTGATGGTAAAATATTCAGTGTTCACTGTTCGTATAAATCTAGTTTAGATGGGTATAGTAAAAAATTATTTGATCCATTTTGTCGATCTTCAAAAATAGATTATACGATACCGGGTACAAATAATAAAATTAGTACAACTGTTGCACAGTTAAATTTTATTAGATGGTGTATAAAAAATAACATTATTGACTACATAAAAGAACATAAAAAACAATTATTTAATAAGCAAGTGACATGAAACCATTTTCAAAGGTAAATGTTTGATAACCAACATAATACATGTGAAGGTTATATGTATCTGTAAGATCAGGAACCATTTTTACATCCAAAGTAGTTCTATTTGAACGTAACTGTGTAAAGTCCAAGCTTCCCGATGATTCCACATTAATCGGATTCATCGAGAATGCATACGTGTATATATTTCTGAACGGTCTAGATAAACGACTTGTAAACGGAACAGTGTATTTAAAATACTTATGATCACTATCTTGAATATTTGGTACATTTTCTCCGTTTACGTGTATTTTAGCAGAATGCATGGGTGGGTTAAAAAATTCATTTAGTATAGTATAAGTATCTTGTGTAGACATATTATACCTGTTATGAAAAGTATATAAACCATCTACAGTTGTATTATCTTGACTCGGTTCTCGAGCTATAGTCTCGTTTTCAAATTTTTCTTTTCTGATAAACCAATTTAGTGTTTTAACGGGTATGTTTGCAACTATTTCAATTTTTTTATCAACTTCACCCGGGTTTATTTCTAATGTAGGGTGTTTTTTAACAATATCTGTTATAAAATTATATTTATTATTTTTAATGTAAACTTTTTCACTCGGGTCTATTGATATTTCTTCGGTAACTATATCGAAAGAAGCTAATGATATATTACTGGGGTAATCCGTGAAAAAAGATTGTGGGTTAAACTCGATTTCGAATTCTATTTTTTGTTTGTGTATAGCACATAAGGGAAAATAAGGTCTATTTGGTTTATTTGTTTCGTATTCATCACTTTCGTATTTTCGAGAAAAGAAAAATGGTATAGGTATGAAAACCTTTGATTTATTTCGTGATAGCTTAATGTTTGATATAGACGTATCTTCTGCGATATTTCTATTTATGGTATATCTTTTGGTTCTTTTTTCGGATTCATCAAGATATAATTCATCATAAATAATACCCCAATCTGCGTGATACTTTTCAACTATCATTTCATCAACTCGCATTGTTATGGATTTAAACAAATGTCTTCCAATTTGATCTGTATAGTTATAATCTGGATTTGCACCTGAGTTATCAATTGTTAGCGCTGGTAATTCTAACGATATATACATATTAGATAGAAGATCGCCCATATTTCTTGGATTTAAAGTGACTTTTATCGTTTTGTTAAACGGCCATGAAGGTGAAGCATCACCCGGTTTTATAACTTTAGTACTTTTATGAAACTTTGTAAAATTTGAATGTTGTTTTAAATTATATTTAAAGAAGGACTTTTCTGTATCATTTTCGATAAGGTAAGTATCTTGTTTTCCTATAGCATTTAAAGATATTATTGCTCCTGTATTCGGACCCGATACTGCGTCGCACATACTATTACTTACGTATATATTTTTTAAATATCTTCTTCATAAAAACTTGGTATAGGTCTATCTTTATCATAGTTTTTTTTAACGTATTTACATAATTTTTGAAACCAACTATTGATATCTTTTTCTGATAAAGAAGGTATTCGATTAAAATAATTAAACTGACCAGATTCACGTCTACGGAATTGTTCGTGTGTGATTTTTTTATTTCCATGTTTAAAACAACTATAACAGAGTTTTTGAGCTTTTAGTTTATAAACTTTGTAAAAAATTATATTATTGTAACAAAATAACGGTGATACATTTCTTTTATAAAATCTGACTAAATCTCTTACCTGCCAATTATTACTTTTTACATAGGGTTGAAGTGGATTATCACATATGTAACAT